CAACCACTTTGTACGAGCCTGTAACGTCATCCAATATGGTGCTGTAACCTGTCGGAAGTTCTTTAGGAGACGATAATTCAATCCATTTATTACCTGTTTCTGGGTAGTCCTTGTACACAGGCATACCTTCGGTGACCTTGGCTTGCGTCTCAGCCATTCTCTTTGCCATCTCTTGGTCATACTCAGCAGTTCTACGTACTGCCTGCTCCATACTGACTTTGCTAAGTTGTTCAGGACGAATACGCCCTTCGGCTACGTCTTGCCTAAGCACGTCGACAATATGATTGAAACCAAGATCTTGTGTAAAGTTCACAGAATCCATGGGGGAAATTCCGTAGACTTTGGTGAACGGGTCAACCTTCTCCATCCATGGTTCACCCTTGCCCCTGTTAATCATTTCACCAGCCGTGCCAAAACCTATTGGCTTATCTGCTTTGCTTTCATACAACAAGCCTTGCCATGATTGCCCATACGGCTCAGGAAACCCAGCCTCTTTGCGTGTCTCCCGAACTGCGCTCATATTGAGTGGCATACCTGCATCTGTAGGCAAATGACTGATGCCCTCATCTGCCAGTCTGCGGACTGGGTCGTCTGGTGTGCCCATGTCCTTCTTAACGTAGTTGGTCAGATTGCTTTGAATCCACTTGTTTATAGCGGCTTCGTTTGCCCTGCGTGGATTGTTTATGTCGCGCTCAAGGTGCTCAGCTACCCTACCTGCGCCGCCTGTGTAATTAGGCTGGCTGGCGGCTTCTTTAAGCTCTGCAATCCGCTTTATAGCGGCGGCATCAAACTCTGGGCCATACGGTATGCTGACGTTGTTGATGATGCCCTTTTGAACTAAGGGATCAAGTACCTTCTCAACGCTACCAGCCAACCAGTTACCACCCTTGGGCTTGACCACGTTGGACTGCGTGTTAGCGCCCATTCCCAAAGCCATCTCACGAGGTAAGCCACCGCTTTCTAAGGCGCCCTTGACGACTGGCTCCATGCGACGCTCTAGCGCCATGCCAGCCTTCACTGCACCCTTACCTGCCGCCTTAGCGGCTTGGGCTGTGGCAGGGCCTGTCAGGTACTGCAAAGCCACCGCCTCTGGCAGGATGGGTGGGATCTTGTACTGTGTCTCAAGCTTCTCAAGGAAGTCGCCCACGTCACCTGCGTACTCATACGCCAAGGGTTGTGTAGGCTTGTACAGGCGCTCCTGCATGAACTTGTCAGCCGCCTCGTCGCCCTTGAAGAGACGTGTAGGCGCTGAGTTGATAGCCTGAGTCAGAGCTGAGCCAAGGAACCTGCCAGCCTGTATGCCACCAGCCAGCTTCTCAGGGATAGACCTATCAGCCTGTTGCTGGCGCCTTAGCTGGGCATCGCGCTCAGCCATACGACGAGCCATCTCAAGGTTTTCTTTGCTTGGGACGCTTAGATCAACGTCGCCGTACTGTGGCAAGTCCATTGCTCTAGGATCTTCAATGAACGGCATCGGCTGGGCAGGCTTGAAGTCTTTCCGCCTGATGTTCCCAACTCGTGGGTAGAACGCTGGTGTGTTTTCGTCAGCCATGGCTTATCCCGCTGAGTTGCTGTTGCCCCAATGATACCTTGGTGCTCACGTCACGTCCACCGTGTATATGGTTGAAGGCGCATAAGTATCTAGTCCAGCTTTTTATGTATACAGTTAGGCGGCATAGGGGTTCTCAAGCTTACGTGCCATGCCACTGTCCACATAGTCGTCCATGTCGTAGTCGTCTCGTGGTGCTCCGTCGATGTCCAGCCAGCCAGCGTCACGCAGGAACCGTAGCCCCTGAGTGCAGGCGTCCACGAAGTCGTCATGGCTTGAGTCAGGGAAGCTACAGATCTGGGACACGAAGCCCTCAGCCCAGTCCTTGACGTAACCCTTCCTGACACTGCTCTCAGGGATCCATACACGCCCAGCGGCAATGATGTTGGAGACAATGTTGAGGCGCTGGATCTTGTCTGCACGACCGGGGTTGTACGCCCGAACAGGCAGGTGCCCACGTTGCAAGTCTTGTATAAGAGCTATGCCTGCTGACTTGTCTTCCACGAGGATCAGGTCTACGCGCTTCTTGTCCTTGCCCTCGCCGTAGACCACGTCGTACTCCTCGATCACCTTGGGGCGCAGGTCTGGGTATTGCAGGCGGTCTTGCCAACAGTCGATCACCATCGCGGACATAGGGCCATCGAGGGGCTTGAACACACCAAACGTGATAGCGGCTGTCGGATCATTGACAGTCTTCTCTGAGCTGGCGCAGTCGTAGCTTTGCAGGATGTACTCGAACTTGGGGAAGGGCTTGTTAGGCGCCCACAGCTTGAACATGTCGCGCTTGACGATACCTGACTCTTCTGGGTCAATCAGCTCAGCATGGATCTCCTGCCTGCCGATCTTAGTACCTTCGTATGCAAGGATCTGCTTTTGGAAGCTAGGAGCGAGGTTGGCTAGGTTCACGTAGGTAGATGCCGTCGTGAGGGCTACGTCGTCTCCTTCACGCCCTAGAAGCTCTACGATCAGGTCTTTGGGTCGTGGGGTAGTCGTAGCAATGATCTGGGTTCTGCCGTCTTCCTTCTTGAGTCGGACGGCGAACTGTATGTTGTACCAAGCTTCGTCGAGGTAGTCCCATGCCGCCAGCTCGTCCAGCCATGCGCCATGATATTGACCACCACGGAAGCGATCAGGCTCGCTGGCGCTGATACCTTTGATCAGGCTCCCGTTGACCAGCACAATTTCATGCAGGGCTTTGTTGTAGTCCCGAATCAACGCAGGCGGGATGACGGCGATCAGTCCTGACTCACCCTCAAAGCACGTACCCCTGACGTCCATAGACGTGGGGGCGGACACGAGCCAACGGGTGCCCGGGTTCTCCCACGCCCACCACCATAGCTGTTCAGCCGCGGTACGGGTCTTACCAGCCCCACGACCAGCCAGCATGAGCCAGATTGACCACCACGTACCTTGGGGTAGCTTCTGGTGATTGAACGCGCCTGAGAGCCATTTGATGCGTGTGGCGTAGGCGGCGCCGTGGTACGGCCCTAGCCCCTTGCGAAGCCCCTCGTCTTGCAGGATGTCCAGAATGTCCTGTTCAATGACAGCGCTCATTCAGCAATCCGTATCAGCTCTAAACGCTTGACAGCCACGTCCATCATGTCCCTGAGGTTCACATCAATGACAGTTAGGTCTTGGGTCTGTTCTGGTTGTTTCTGCTCACCGTACTTCTTAGGCGCCATACGAGCGGCTGTCCACTTGCGGGTGTCGACCCGAAGCTTCATCCACTGGACGTAGGAGGAATCGAACTTGACCTCGACCAGCTCACCGTTCTTGTCAGTCACGTAGCTAAGCTCTGGTGGCTGGTCAACAATGTCAATCAATTCATCAAACTGAGTCTCAGCCTGCAATTCACGCGCACGTGCGTATTTGTCGCAGAAGCTTGCGTCAGAAGCTAACCAACGGAACACAGTAGCCTTGTCTGGCATACCCTCATCCTTACAGATCTTGTTCAGACTCTCCCCTTCAGCCAAGCGTATGCAGATGAGGTTAGCCATCTGTTCTGTGTATGAGGAAGGTCTACCTGTCTTGGTTATCTCTTTTGTTTGCGGCTTACCTGTCACATCGGCGACTGTGTCGCTGGAAAGATCTTTTGGTTTCTTTGCCATCACTGAGCTCCTTTAACGCAAAGTTTAACGGATCTTTGTGTTTGTATGCAATCAGTCCTTCAATCCCCTCATGATCCTTCTATCCATGTCTTTGATGGTGAGCTTAAATTCTTTGTTTTGTTTTTCAAGGTTTGCGGCTTTTACGGTTGCGTGTTTGAGCTTTGACTCAAGCTCCTGTACCTTGACCTGTAGCTCTGTGATGGCTTTGTTTGCCAGCTCAGGGTTTTGTTCTATCCATTCTGGCGCCCAAATCTGCTCTGTCATTTCTTGAGTCCTCGCACGTAGGCGGCGAAGCTTGCCATGGTGTCCTTCTCAAAGGCGACCATCTTCTCAAACTCTTTTGCCACCTCTTCGAGCGTGTCGTTCCTGATCTTGTTTGTGATGGGATCGAGTTGGCGTTGGATCATCTGCCTTTTGCGCCAGCCTAGCGCCTTCTCCCAAATGTTTAGTTCTGCTTCGCTCATTGCCTCTGCTCCCGTCTGCTTCGAGCCTCGTTGAGCTCCTCGATCTGGTCGTCGTCCAAGGGTGTAGCGTCATCCATGATGGTTCCGTCTGCCGCCATGCGGTGTAGCTCAGCAATCATCTCTGCCAGCTCGTCTGGTGTGCCATCAAACCCATCGAAGCACCCCTCTTGGAATACCAACTTCAGCTTTGGTTCAGTCATCTTCTCTCCCATCTGGTCTTGGACAATCTGTTGGTGGGATAACAACGCACCACACGGCTTTGTATTGCCCCCTTGGTGCTACTTCCCACCTGTCAATGTACACGTCTGGCATGTTCTTCAACACCTTCCTGACGTTGGTCTTTGGTCTGCTCAACAAGTCTGACAGTTCCTCTAGGGTCATGCCATCAGGTATTCCGCGGAGCGCAACACGTACGCTCTTGATCACAGCCATGGTCATGGAGCCCCTTTATCGGGCTTTGGAGCCGTTTTCTGGTCGCGTTGAGGGTCAAGGTGCTTGAGAAGCTGTTCGAGGTTTATAGGGGCTATTTTTTCGAGGCGCTGGATTTCGGTCAGAACGCAGTCAACCCCTGCGTTGAACCCTTTGATGTAGTCGCTCATTTTGGTCTCGCTCATACTGGGTTGTTGGTTAAGATTTTTTTCAGGTTGACCATCAACTGCTCAGCCTCGACGCGAGTCAGTGGGACGCTCATCATTGAGCGGCGCCCTTGCAGGGACAGCCAGACCCCCTCGTCGTATTGGTCGGCACTGACGCGAACCTCCGCCTCAGTGTTGATTGATGTTTCAATTTCGTTTTTCATGCTTTTACCTTTTTATTAAAAGATTGAATTTGATCGCGTGTGTCATCTATTGCCAGACGAATGCTTTCCAAGCGATCCCAGTCGCCCTCTTCAAAGCAGATCTTATCTTCGACTAAAAGCATCATGAGGTGCTCTTCCAATTTAAATAAAGTAGTCATGGTCGGCTCCTTATTTTGCTGGTGTTACGCGAATGTCAGCACGACCTTCTTTGCGGAAGGTAGCCAATACTGCGTCGGTGATGCCGTAGGACACGCAAAGCTTTTTGTAGTCAACGGTGCCAGAGACTGGGAACATCTTCACAGTCACGCTGTGGAGTTCGCCCTTGTGCTCGCCTTCGCCGTACTTGTTGGCAATGGCATCTTTCATTGCCTTGACCTGCTCAGCCAATGCTTTGGCTTGTTGGTCGAGCACGTAAAGTGCGTCGATGTCAGAAGTGATTGTGGAGATCAGAGCTTCTGTTTGGATCAATGTTGCTGTAGTCATGATGTTTGTCTTTCAGGTAACCTGCTTATTGCAGTGATTGGGATCTTAACACAAAGTTAAAGCCGTTGGGCAATCTATTTTTAAAAAGATTTTTAGGGGATTTCCCTAGTTTTCAAAAATAATTGCAATTTAGATGGCGTGTGTTTAATACCTCTGTTTTCAGCATTTTGTTTAACGGTAGCAAGTCTCAAATTATCAATTCGGTTGTCATCTCTTTTCCCGTTGATATGGTCAACCAAAATATCGCTTGGCATTTCACCGTAAACATATAGCCATGCAAGCCTGTGAGCGTAGTAGCTTGTTATGCTTACACGTATGACGCGATGACCGCTTGGATGCAATCGTCCTGCTGTTGTTCCTTTGTACGCAGAACCACCACGGTTTTTTAACCACGTAAATACACCCGTCTGCGGCTCGTAAAAAAGAAGATCTTTAAGTTTTTCTTGATTCATGACCTAACGCTTTACCAACAGCTCCATCACCCTCTGCACGGTGACGTTCAGGGCATCGATCTCCTCCATCTTGGCTATCGCCCACGCCCTACGCTCCCCATGCCAACCCATCTTGCTACCTTGGTGGCAGGATTTACACAGGGCTATGACGGTGTACTGCCTATGTTGTTTGACGTGGTGGGCGTCACTTGGCCCCTCTGCATCACACACGGAGCAGGGGAGCTCTTTGACAAGCCCCACGTACGCTTTTTCTTTCGCAGTGAGGGTGTTGTTCACAGAGTCGCCTTGTCAACGTGGCGGTTAGAAGCCTCCATAGAGCGCCATACGGCGATTCTTTCCTGACAGGCTATGAGGAGCCATCTGAGGCGTTCGCGCTCCTGTACGGCTTGTCTAAGGGCTTCTAGGTGCTCTTTGTAGCGTGGGGAGGCGTAGGCTTCGCGTTCCTGCATGGCGGCGGTCTTGTACTCGCCGTTGCCAAAAATTTCAGCGTTCTTCATCTCTTCGGCTTTAATGGTCTTGCGTAGCTCCTCCATGTACACCTTTGTTGCCTCTGCCTCGGCGTACTTGGCTGAGTTGGAGATCATGAAGTCCACGGCTTCGTTTGGGTCAATAAGCTTGCTCATGTTTGTTCCTCGATTTCGACTAAAAGTTTCCCGGGTTTTGTTCCAAATTTTCTGTAAATCATGATGGGCTGAAACAGTTGGTCATTCACCATCAATGCGTCGGCTAAGCCGTCCAGCGCTCCCTTTGCCGCGGCAAGGCAATTGTCCGCGTCGCGCTTTCGTTTATCAGGCATCTCAAACGTCAGCGTGAGCCTCAGTTCTCCACCTGCGTGTTTCCAGCCCTTAATCTGGTGCTTAGCCAGCCAAGTACTGCTGTCACGGTAGTCAGAGCGTAGTTGATAAAGCTTGCCCCAATGCGTACCCTTGGCACGGTTTGGGAAGAGCTCCGCAGGCGGAAAGTCCAACTCAATCCGCACGGTGCATCCGCGTTCTGATTGCGTGTGCCAGCTCGTCAAAGCCTGCTTGTTGGGCAACCTGTGCGCAGGCTTCACGCTCGATGCCAATGGCTTGTTTGGTGGTCTGTATCGCTACAGCCATGATCTCAGCCTTAGCCTGCGCCAGCCCCTCTTCAAATTCTTTTGCTGTGAACAAGGTCTGTCCAGTACCCTGTGCAAAGAACTTCTTTTGAAAGTCACTGAGTTCTACTTTTGCCATTTTCTCGCTCCTTTTTCATTCGGTTTACTAGGTCATTCATAGCATCGGCTCCGCGACGCTTCTCGATGTCATTCTTTACTTTTTGCCACCATGATTGCGCGCTCCCTGAGCCTAGCT